CCCGGTGCTATTGGCGTAGACCAGATATTCATTCAGGATGTCCGGGTCACCCGAACTCTCACGGAACACGCCTGTATCATGTATCTGGCGCATGTACGCCCGCCAGGTGGCCTCGTCCGTGATAGGGCTGGTGTTCCAGGGTAAGGAAGAGAGTGTATAGGTCATCTGCGATCTCCTATTTCTGTTCGAGACGTGCTAGCCGCTGTTCCATCAGGCGCAGGCGGTCGTGCGACCGACGTGAAATCTCAAAAGTCGCGTTATTGATAAATACCGGCTTAAGCTCGGTGGAGCCATCCGGGTAGGCCGTGACGGTCAGTTCGGACAGGCGGGTGATGTATTGCAGCCCGCGCGCCTGCACCAAGACCAGGTCGCCCAGCCAGAAATCAGTCCAGAACTCCCGATCAGGCGTCTCGATAACATCGAACACGAACCAGGCCGCACCAGCTTGCTTCTGCAGCTCGGCGTCGAGCTGGGCGGAGATGTTGGCCTCCACGGCCGTGCGATCCACATTGACGTATGCCTCCTCCCGGCCATATTCGACGATAGAGCCAGTGTCGCCTTTCTCGTAGAATGCCTGGCTCGGTCCCTCTCCGGCGCCTGCGCCATAAAGATAATTGGCCTTCGGCTTGCCCACATGGAATTTATAGCTCCCGAGCGTGTCGATCTCATCGGAAAACCGGATTTTCTCCGAGCGGTCCACCGGCTGGTAGACCTGGAACACGCCATCCAGCACTCGCACGCCCAGCCCCCTGGCCAGGGCGATGGTGACGATGAACTCGGTCAGGTTGTCGAAGCGCGCCTGGCCGGTGTGGGATTCGCCCCGGGCCTGGTCCGCCTCGATGGTCAACCCGGCGATCCGCCGGTCCGCTTTTGCCGATGGCCCGGCATTGTAATCCACATATTCCTTGATGATGGTCTCGGCCGCTCCGCTGCGCACGTCGTACTCGGCGCTGGTGTAAGGCGGCCCGGATGGCACCGGCAGCGCCCGCCGCCCGGAGAGCGCCAGGGCGTCCAGCCCGCTGACCGTGATCAGTTTGGTTCTGCTATCATATTCGAAATCATTCACCGTTCCGGTGTAGATCACGTCCGCGCCATTTTTGACCGCCAGCGACGTGGCCGCTTGCATCATTTCGACCTGGTCGGAGTCCAGGTCATCCGGGCCGATCTCCGCATACCAGCCTTTGATGGCGTTGTAAGCCGGGACGAACATAACTTTTGTAAAGGCGTCCAGTTGGCCGAGCGGTTTATTGGCCGCGTCGCGAGCAAAAAAAGTTAGTTTCATAGGCTCACATACCTTGGGTTATAGTGGAACTCCACCACGGTATGCACCGTGGAGTTGCCCACCGTCACCAGGATGTCGTTATTCCCCGCCGCCAGCGGCCACAGGTCTGCGCTGGCCACCGGCACATTCTCCCAGGCGTTGGCGCCATTCAGCCGCACGGTTTTATAAAGCGGGCGGGTATCGATCTCCAGCATGTCTGCAGCTTCCAGTGCGCCAGAATAGATGAATGTTCGTCCGCTGGTCTGGTTGATCAGTGAGATGATGTCGCCGGGACCGGTAATGATCCACACCGGCCAGGCTTCCACGCCCGGATTATTGATCGTTTTGCTCTGGAGCACCGCGGAGGGCAGCAGGTACAAGGGCGGCACCGGGAAGAAAAGCGTGGGGTCATCGTCCCCGCTGCTGACGAAGCTCACGATAATCGCCGTAGGATCATACCAGTACGGGTCGAGCGCCCGAAACGATAAAACTGCCTTGAATTCCCTGGCTGCTTCGATGCCCTTCCCGTCGCTGGTCAGGCCGCCCACAAAATAGCACTTTAGCAATTCCCGGATGGCCTCACCGCGTGTAAACCGCAGGGTGCCCTCCCCGGCCATTACCCCCGCCAAAACCGTGCGGACTTGCGAGAGCAGCTCATCATGGCTGCCCGCCTTGATCAGGACGGGCAGGTCAATGTTTCGAGGCTGCGGGCGGTAGTGGCCCGCCTCGAACTGATCGCCCAATTCAAAAATATCCAGTTTAAGGTTCGGGGCCAGATCGCCAGTGCGGTCGGTCAGGAGCTGGACATTTGCGCTGGTCACCACATAGATCGCGCCGTTCACCTCGAACTCAATATCCATAGAGCAGCTCCTGCCGGTGTTGGATGCGTTCCAGCTCCGCGGCGTCGACGCCAGCATTGCTGATGTAGTAGTTATATATATTGCCCTGCGCTCCCGCCCCTTCCGGAAGCAGGTTCATTTGGGCCGAGAAGGCCGGTAATTCGCCTCGGATCAGTTCGCTCATCGCATCCGCAATACCTCTCAGGCCGAGTTCGAACGGCGTGGGCGAGCCGGGCTCCAACCAATCGGGGAGTTTGATATTTTGGATCGATTCGGTCAGATCGTTGAACCAGCCAATAATGTCTTGGATCCACCCGCCCACCGTTGCCAGCGCCGGGGTTAGATGTTCAAGAAACCAGGCGCTCAAATTCTGGATGATTGGTATAACCGTCCCTGTCCAGAAGGCAGCGATTGCTGCGAAGGCCGGCTGGAGTTTGTTGGCGATCCATTCGAAGACCGTCTGTATGGCGGGGCGGAGCACGTTTTGCCAGATGCCCGCCATAACGGTCAGGGCCAGGTTGAAGACTGCCCCGATAAAACTTGCCACCGCCTGGAATAGCGGCAAGACATTGGTCGTAATAAAAGTCCACACCGCTGTCAGCGCCGGGAGTAGGAGGTTCGTCCAGACGGCAGCCAGCGCCTGGATGACCAGGCCAAACACCGCTCCCAAAAACTCTGCCACAGCCACGAACAACGGCCAGAGCACGTTCAAGATGAAATCCCACACCGCCTGGATCGCCGGTAAAAGCACCTGGCTCCACAACGCCGAGTAATAGGCGATCGCATTCGCCAAATAATTCTGGAACCAATCCCATAACGTTTGCAGGAGCGGGATGATGTTCCCCTGGATCCACGCCCAGGCCGCCTGCAATGCCGGGACCAGCACCGTACTCCACCAGTTCGCCATCGCCTGCACAGCCAACGGGATATTTGTCGCCAGCCAGTTCCAGACGGTTTGCAAGACAGGCTGTATCACCGCCCATACTTCCATCAATTTGTCCCGGATGCCGCCCCAGTTATTCGTCCAGGCCTCGTAAACCAGCCAGACCACTCCGGCTACCGCCGCCATGATCAGCAGGATCGGTGCTATCGCCGAGATTGCCGCGATCGCCGCCGGGATGACCGTGGTGTAAACGAATGCTGCAATCGCCACGCCAATGACCGCCAGCGCCCCGATGATCACGCCCTGGTGCTCACTCAACCAGCCAAACGCATTCTGGATCCATTCCACCGCCTGCGGTAGCCAGTTTATCACCTGGTTGGCAAAATCGCCGATGGCATCCGCAATTCCCTGGATGATTGCCTGTGTCTCCGGCCTGGCTACGTAATCGGTCAGGGTTGCGCCCAAACCGGTCAGGGCCGGTAACAGGCCTGTTCCAACCGTCTCCAGGACATTGTCAAGCAGGTTTTTGAAAATTCGCCATTGTCCCGAAGCCGTCCCGCCAGCCGCCTCGGCTGTCCCGCCAATGGAATCTTCCAGTGTCTGCATGATGAAAGCCTGCGCCCCGGCTGTATCCCCGGCGTCCATCATCTTCTGGATCATCTCCGTCTCGGCGTCGCTGAACGCTACGCCAGCCTGCTTCAAACGCAGAAGCCCTTCCCCCGGTATAGCCAGCGCCTTGGCCACCGTCAGCGCCGCGCTGCTCAGGTCCGTGCCCATCACCGTCGCCAGATCCATTGAAAGCGACAGCGCCTGCGGGAAGGCCGTCGAGTTGATCTGATCGAAGCGGGCGATCACGCCCTCTGCCGACAGGATTTCATCATCCGAATATTTCGTCAGCGTCGAGAACGAATTCGCCAGGTCATTGACCATCGAGATGGTCACGCCGGTCGTGTCGCCGGTGTTGCCGATGATCGTATCCAAAACAACGAAAATATCCTGCGCTTCGGTTGCTTCCCCCACTGCCGCCCCGAGTTCCATTCCAAGGAATGCCGCCGCCGCCCCGCCTGCCATGAGCCCACCAGCCAGGATGCCGCCGCCCACCGCTCCCAGGCCGCTGATGGTGGACGAAAACTCGTCCGCCCGCCCCTCGGCGCCCTGCAGCCCGGAGTCATAATCGCTGGCATCGATCCCCAGCGTGGCAAGCAGATCGTAGACCGTGCTCACTTTTTCTTTGCTCCCATCATAACGGCCATATCCTTGAATGCCTGAAAGATCGAATGCGGCTCAACCCGGCGCTCTTTGGCTTCCCTGGGTAGGAAGTCCAACGGCGAGACCGCCTTGCGGCCCTTGGGCCGGTTGACGTTGTATACGCTCGCTGCCGTTACCGCGTGGCCATAGAGATCCGCTTCGAAGCCGAACGGTTCCATCCGGTAGAACGCCATCCATTCGGTCAGTTCCCGGCTGCCGATTCGCTGTAGGAGTTCGGCGACGGTGCAACCCAACGCCCGCGCTAACCGGAAGTAGAACCGTCGCTCCGGCCTTTTTTTAGGCCGTCCACCAGTTCATCCACGTCGCGCTTGGTCAGCCCGGAGAGACGCTGCGCCACGCCGAAGATCTTCTGCAGGGCGGAAGCGTTCTTCTGGCTCAACGCGTCCATGTCATCGTCCGAGAATAGGCGCTTGCCTGTCTCATCACAGATGGTCAGCGCGCACAACTTGGCGCGCATATTTTGCAGGCGCACTTCCTTCGGCTTGCCATCCGCGCCAAAGCGCACCATGCCGGCCTCGTAGGAGTCCCGCTCTGATCCATTCAAGCTGCGCACATGCACCACGCCGCCCCACTCCGGCATTTCCACCGCCTCGATCTTCTGGTCGATCGCGTTCAGGATCAGGTCCCTGTTCAAGATCAATTTTTCGTCCATGCTGTTCTCCATAGCCCCCTTTCTCCGGCTGGTGTACTTCCAGCAGGGGAAAGGGCGGGGGGATAGGGGTGGTTACGAGATCGTCGGCTTGCCGGTCGGCTGGATAGTCACCTCGCAGTAATAACCTTGCTCCTGCTCGGCGATGCGTCCCACTTTCTGGACGTGGGCGTCGAAGGCGATCGTCTCGGTGCTATCCGGATCGGCGACGGACATCCCCACCGGGTCGTCGCTATCGAATGCCGCCAACATGGCCGTGTGCGTGGCCTCTTCCTTGTCCCACTCAAGCTTGACTTTGAAATCCGAGACCTTGCGTTTGCCGCTCGCGCCGTGTTCAACGTAGCCACCCGGCGAATCGTGGCCGGTGCGTTCGTACAGCACCTTCTCGAATTCCGGATAGTCCATTTCCAGGATATGCGCCACCGCCGTCAGCGTGCTGCCAACCTCAATCTCGAGTTTCACTCCAAAACCACCTTGTGTTCCCATTTCG